ATGCGACTGCCACGGCCCCGTGATTTCTCTGCCTTCGCGGGTTTTGAATGGTTCGCGGCGGCATTCATCCATCCACTCGGTAACGCAGATCGGATGATTACGGTCCTTGCGGTAAATCCGGCATGTACATGATTCATTGTCCTGCTCAAAGTCCATGCCATCAAACTGCTGGTTTTCATTGATGATACGGGACCAGCCATCAACGCCCACCACCGGAACGATGCCGTTCTGCTTGTCAGGGAAGGCGTAAATTTCTTTCGTCCACGGATTAAGGCCGTACTGGTTGGCGACGATCAGTAATGCGATGAACTGCGCATCGCTGGCATCACCTTTAAATGCCGTCTGGCGAAGAGTGGTGATCAGTTCCTGTGGGTCGACAGAATCCATGCCGACACGTTCAGCCAGCTTCCCAGCCAGCGTTGCGAGTGCTGTACTCATCCGTTTTATACCTCTGAATCAATATCAACCTGGTGGTGAGCAATGGTTTCAACCATGTACCGGATGTGTTCTGCCATGCGTTCCTGAAACTCAACATCGTCATCAAACGCACGGGTAATGGCTTTTTTGCTGGCCCCGTGGCGTTGCAAATGATCGATGCATAGCGATTCAAACAGGTGCTGGGGCAGGCCTTTTTCCATGTCGTCTGCCAGTTCTGCCTCTTTCTCTTCACGGGCGATCTGCTGGTAGTGACGCGCCCAGCTCTGAGCCTCAAGACGATCCTGAATGTAATAAGCGTTCATGGCTGAACTCCTGAAAATGGCTGTGAAAATATCGCCCGCGAAATGCCAGGCTGATTAGGAAAACAGGAAAGGGGGGTAGTGAATGCTTTTGCTTGATCTCAGTTTCTGTATTAATATCCATTTTTTATAAGCGTCGACGGCCTCACGAAACATCTTTTCATCGCCAATAAAAGTGGCGATAGTGAATTTAGTCTGGATAGCCATAATTGTTTGATCCATTTTTCGGGACTCCTGGCTGATTAAGTATGTCGATAAGGCGTTTCCATCCGTCACGTAATTTACGGGTAATTCGTTCAAGTAAAGATTCGGAAGGGCAGCCAGCAACAGGCCACCCTGCAATGGCATATTGCATGGTGTGCTCCTTATTTATTTACACATAACGAAAACGCCTCTAGTGAAGCGTTATTGGTATGCATATAAAAAAGCCCTCACATTGGAGGGCAAAGAAGATTTCCAATAATCAGAACAAGTCGGCTCCTGTTTGGTTACGAGCGACATTGCTCCGTGTATTCACTCGTTGGAATGAATACACAGTGCTTATTCGTACTAATAAAACACCCAGTTTTCTGTTTCTTGGTTGTGTCCAAAGTTATATTCAATATCTGGTATTGATGTATCAATATTCTTCATCCCATCAACAAGAGTTGATACAACAGCCAAATCTTGTTTGATTCTCATTAAATGGTATTTCTTCCGGTGCAATAAACTCTCAATGGCAAGTTTCTTCGTTGGGAATGCAAAAGATCTTTCTGCATTTTTTGCTACTTTCTTAATTGCATATCTATTTCTCCTTTGTTTCCATTCCTGTAACCACTGATTTGGTGCTGGTTTAAAATTAACAATCCAATGCGCAGGAACCAACCATGCATAATGCTCTGTCTGATGAAAAGCTATATATTGAAGTGCGAATATTTTTATCCCATCTTCTTCAACTGTCGCCTGGAATCTCCAGAAAACAGGCATTCCATCATGTTCAGTTTCTGATTCAGGAAAAGGTACGCTCCATGATTTTGTCATATCTCACCTCAAATAAGTGGTTTGCTGCCTAATTTCATTTTCTGGCGACCAACACAAGTCACCTCGCCGTCAGTTGTTTTGATTTCCGGTAGCCTGCCGCGTAAAGAGCTACGTTCGGAAGACAAGTTGAACCTTCATATTTTCTGGTCAACGTTGTCAGAGTTATAACTTCTGCTCTCATTGCTGGTTTGCGCTTGCATTGCAAGACCACTCGTGAAGGGGTTGGCCTGTGTAGCTTGTCGGAGCTGATCGCCTCCTGACTTTGCAGATTTGCGCGACGAGCTCTACGGCGAGAAGCTGCGGTGCCTTTAAATTCTGTTTTTCTGGACATGGATTCCTCCCGAATAAACTTTGGCGATGCAATCTCGAAGCTCCTCCTGAGACGGTTGCTTCGGCATTGCATCCCACAGCTTATGTGGTTGGGTGATCTGGCTTTTCAGCCACGTAGTCGAGAGTCGACGTTGTTTAAAGAGCCTGCCAGTCTGTTCCATTTGGCTTCCAGCGTCCTGCTGACGGTTAAATAGTACGATATGTGCTTTACAAGATCAATACAATTTGTTGTAAGTTGGCGTGGTTTTTTATAACGCTTTGTATTTAATAGTGTTGTTTTTTAGCGTGGATGTATTGTCTCGGCGATGTAAGGAGAGATCAGAATTGCGTGGTTTAGTGGGTTGCATCTATTTATTTTTCAATAAATATAATTGGTTATGTGTTTTTAGGTGGGCGAACGTGAGGCAAAGAAAACCCGGCGCTGAGGCCGGGTTGTATTATGCTGCAAGTCTCTTAATCCAAGTCTCTCTTTTGGAGAATGGTAGAACTTGGCTTGATTCATGGAAGAGTAAGGAGAGTTGTTGCATTTGATCACCAATTGCTTCGCTGTCTATAACAACAAATCTGTTGTTATACTCCTCACTTGAAGCTTTAAGATCAATTAGTTTCCCAAGCAATGAGTAAGCACTATTCCAGCTTCCTCCGTGTTTCACGCTTGATGTAAAAACGTATTTAGGTATGTCGGTTTTTATTGTTACAGGGACGGTAATTTGATGTCCACTCAAGCCATATACGTTTTCACGAAGAGAAAGTGCGTCTCTAAGCTCTGTGTGATATAGATAATCAATAACCATACTTTCAAACTTTTCAGCTTGAACTGGCTGATACCAGTCTAACGACAAAGTTGATGCGAGTATACCAGCTCTAATTATGTTCGATGTAATCGCACCGACATCCTTTTCTGTTGCCCAAGCAATGATTTCTCCTCGAGCATTGAGTTCTGCGCCTTCTTTAAGCAGTAATTGTCGTATCTCATCAAGTCGTTTTTTGGTAAGCGAGATCCCTCTTGCCTCCATATTCATTAAGGCATCGCATCTGTCACTAACTAAATACCTACCATTGACTTCACGGATAAAGGCACCGACATGCTCTCCATCATCACAGTAAGTGAATGGACTGATAATTCTCAAGGTCTTGCCTATTGGATGGCATTCGAAACCTAGTTGTGAGATCACTGTTGAGCACATCATATTCCAAACCCCATTTGCCCCGACTCATCTTCAAGCGGTAAAGGTATTCTCCCAGAGTAAGTTATGTTCAGATGTTTACAGAAGTAATTCCAATACCCTACCAGGTCATCTGGGTTTATGTCATCTTCGATTGGAAACGCTATTCTATCACTATAGTATCCAGCTTCTTCATAGTATACATGGTAGTGAGCACCGTAAATGATATCTTGGTACTTCGGATGATCGACCTTGTAACTATTCGTGTGTTTGTCAAAGTGATAGGTATCTACCGCGAAAACCCTCTTGTTATGATAGAAAGCAATAATATTTATTTTAGGGTAAGAAATCGGGTCATCAGGTTCTGAATCCTGATCTGGTTTCCATTTCAGTTCAAACTTTAGCCCTTGTATAGGTATACAATCCTCATCCAAGGGGATGATATGAGCTTGTAGCCACATATCAGAGCGACTTGGTTTCTGTTTCCATTTAACGCCAGAAAAGTTAACTATTTTTTTACAATAAAGTACTTTATCAACTTCTACTTGGCTTGGCTGATAATCATCTATTTTTGCCAATGTTTACCGCCCTGTAAATTGTAGATAAAAGTGGTTTCATCACCCAAACGTCTCTTCAGGCCATTGGCTGGCGATAACTTTCCCCACAACGGAACAACTCTCATTGCATGGGATCATTGGGTATTGTGGGTTTAGTGGCTGTAGAAACACCTGACCGCTATCCCTGATCAGTTTCTTGAAGGTAAATTCATCACCACCAAGTCTGGCTATGCAGAAATCGCCGGGCTCAACAGCTTGCTCAGGGTCAACCAGAATTAACATCCCGTCAGGAAAGCTGGGTTTGGAACCTGTTGGTGCGGTCATTGAGTTACCTTCAACCTCAAGCCAGAATGCAGAGTCACTGGCTTTTTTGGTTGTGCTTACCAATCTCTCCGCATCGCCTTTGGTAAAGGTTCTGAGTTCTGGAGAGAACATCCCAGCCTGAACATGAGAAAAAACAGGGTACTCATATTGTTTTTTAACTGGGGCCGATGAGTATTCGCCAACAGGTGAAAATGTCCCGTCGTGGTTGAATGATATGTTATCAATACCAAGGTATTTAAACACCACACCAATATCACTAAGAGATGGATGACGAGATCCGCGCAACCAGTGTCCAATCCCACCCTGCGTCATACCTAGCTCTTCGGCTAACTTCTCTTGAGTTATGCCGAGCTCTTTCATTCTGGATCTAGCCAGTTCATACCATTTCATTTTCATGTCCTTATTATTACGCTTTGTACTGGAATCATCCATGCACAATGTGTATTTTTACTTGTATTCGTAAAGTACATATTGTATTTTTATTCGTGTTTACTATGGAGGGCATATGAGCAACCTACGAAAATATCGAGAGTCACTGAATATCTCTCAAACAACACTTGCTAAGGCAGTTGGATGCACACAGGGAGCTATCGGACATTGGGAATCTGGTCGTCGCTTCCCAGACCTTAAAACATGCCGTGCTCTTGTTGCATGCCTAAACAAGTTAGGCGCAAAAGTCAGTCTTGATGACGTGTTCCCGCCGGAACACAAAGCCGCTTAATAAGCGGATCCGCTCTTTGTAACAACGGACATTCGTCCTACGTCGCTGAAAAGCGAGTTCCAAGATATCTGACCAACTAAGGCCATATGCGTTTCCACGCATACCTTTCAACTAACTATTCACTATTGGAAATCTTAAGAAATGGAAAGAACAAGTTACAGCAAACTATCACAGCGTGACGTTGATCGCGCAGAAACAGATTTACTTATCAATCTGTCAGCTATTACCCAGCGCGGTCTGGCAAAGATGATTGGCTGTCATGAATCGAAGATAAGCAGAACGGACTGGAGATTTATTGCTTCGGTCTTGTGTGCTTTCGGAATGGCATCAGACATAAGTCCGATTAGCAGGGCTTTTAAGTATGCGCTTGATGGACTCACCAATAAAAAACGCCCGGCGGCAACCGAGCGTTCTGAACAAATCCAGATGGAATTCTGAGGTCATTACTGGATCAATCCACAGGAGTCATTATGACAAATACAGCAAAAATACTCAACTTCTGCAGAGGTAACTTTGCCAAACAGGAGCGTAATGTGGCAGATCTCGATGATGGTTACGCCAGACTATCAAATATGCTGCTTGAGGCTTATTCAGGCGCAGATCTGACCAAGCGACAGTTTAAAGTGCTGCTTGCCATTCTGCGTAAAACCTATGGGTGGAATAAACCAATGGACAGAATCACCGATTCTCAACTTAGCGAGATTACAAAGTTACCTGTCAAACGGTGCAATGAAGCCAAGTTAGAACTCGTCAGAATGAATATTATCAAGCAGCAAGGCGGCATGTTTGGACCAAATAAAAACATCTCAGAATGGTGTATCCCTCAAAACGAGGGAAAATCCCCTAAAACGAGGGATAAAACATCCCTCAAATTGGGGGATTGCTATCCCTCAAAACAGGGGGACACAAAAGACACTATTACAAAAGAAAAAAGAAAAGATTATTCGTCAGAGAATTCTGGCGAATCCTCTGACCAGCCAGAAAACGATCTTTCTGTGGTTAAACCGGATGCTGCAATTCAGAGCGGCAGCAAGTGGGGAACAGCAGAAGACCTGACCGCCGCAGAGTGGATGTTTGACATGGTGAAGACCATCGCGCCATCAGCCAGAAAACCGAATTTTGCTGGGTGGGCTAACGATATCCGCCTGATGCGTGAACGTGACGGACGTAACCACCGCGATATGTGTGTGCTTTTCCGCTGGGCCTGCCAGGACAACTTCTGGTCCGGTAACGTGCTGAGTCCGGCCAAACTCCGCGACAAGTGGACTCAGCTCGAAATCAACCGTAACAAGCAACAGGCAGTCGTGACAGCCAGCAAACCAAAACTCGACCTGACAAACACAGACTGGATTTACGGGGTGGATCTATGAAAAACATCGCCGCACAGATGGTTAACTTTGACCGTGAGCAGATGCGTCGGATCGCCAACAACATGCCGGAACAGTACGACGAAAAGCCGCAGGTACAGCAGGTAGCGCAGATCATCAACGGTGTGTTCAGCCAGTTACTGGCAACTTTCCCGGCGAGCCTGGCTAACCGTGACCAGAACGAACTGAACGAAATCCGCCGCCAGTGGGTTCTGGCTTTCCGGGAAAACGGGATCACCACAATGGAACAGGTTAACGCAGGAATGCGCGTAGCCCGTCGGCAGAATCGACCATTTCTGCCATCACCCGGGCAGTTTGTTGCATGGTGCCGGGAAGAAGCATCCGTTATCGCCGGACTGCCAAACGTCAGCGAGCTGGTTGATATGGTTTACGAGTATTGCCGGAAGCG